ATTCATTGGGAAGATAATCATAGTCTATCTTTGCCAAAACTCTGAACTCATCTTTCTGGGATTTATGTAATCGTTTATGTACCGCCGAAAAGAACTTGCTACTGGCTTCTAGGAGAGCCATTGTCGTACCAACGGGTCCATAGGAGGCAGCATCAGAGATAACCTGCTCTGTGCTATCCGCAAACTTCTGACCCGTAGAAGCTACGAACTGGAGCATCTGGAATAGAGTAGAGGAAGGCTCTTTATAGGGGAGAGGAATAATAGCCTTTGACAAATCTACTCCAGTTGCATCAACCTCCTTGAACTCACCGGGGGAAATAGGTTCATTGTCACCAACAATCCTAAGTCCCTTGGCCTTGAAACCCCCTTGAAGATTAGCAAACTGACCTGCATCTATTAGGGATCTCATTGCAGCAGTTGCGCTCATTGTTAAATTTCCAAGGAAATGTATCAAGCCCAATCCGTAAAAACCAAATCCGGGTACAAATCGGTAATGGACAAAGTGACTTCGCTTTTCCATACTGGGATCGTCTGGTTCATAGTTTCTACGAATACTGAGTACTTGTCTTGTCTGTTCTTCAACAGTTACAATATAAGGGAGTGATTGATTTTTATTTTCTATATCTAAATAACAGTGTTGTTCTAATAGAATATATTGGGGATCGTTATCAGCAGAAGGAGACAATCCCAAGATAGTATCCATTTTTTGAGACAGGGATGTTATATTAGTCTGATGAGGTGTGGGAAGCTCTATATCTTTATAGACACCCCCCAAGATATCTTTCTGTAATTCTACAGGACTTTTGTAAATAACATGTGTATACCTGTCTGCATTCCTGAGATCAGTGGCAAAGTAAGATACATAGAACTGGTCTATAGGAATAAATTCTGAGACAGGTCGGTTAAGAATAGAACTATAGTATATCTTCTTGAATGCCGATCCGATTAGAGGGAGATGGAAAAGCATTCTCTCAAACTCATCAAAGTATTCAGGCATCTGCTCAGTTAGCTGATAATTCATAAAGTTCTGAACACGATTAGCTTGCATTTGCTTTTCAGGTGTGGACTTGCCCAGTATATTCGCCTTCACTGGGCCTCCGCTAGGAAAGAGTTCCTGAGAAGACTTTGATTGAAACTTGACGGCTGACTCAATTAACAGGGGGTGTACGGCTGTACAGGCTCCTTCAAAAGGTTCCGATCCCGGCTCAAGCTTAAGTCCCAGTAGATCAAAGCCTCGTTCAAACATAGACTCCCATTCTCCTCTGGAATCCTTGTCTGCCTGAAAGTTATCTCTGACATCCGTTGATATGTCAACTAAAGTCTGCTCATCCAGAGTATCTGAAAGATCACTATACCATTCAGCGACATCCTCAGAAGGTTCCATAGATACTTCTTCTTCCTCTTCACTTGCAAAATCTACAACTACTCCACCATCATCTTCAACTTCAAACGTAGCATCAAGCTCTGTTTCAGAAGCTGCTGGAATTACACTGGGAGGTGCTTCTTGCGGTATTTGATCGTAAGGATTTTTTTCAGTAGCCATTATTTATCCTATGTAAAAATATTTCTATTATAAAATCTATTAACACGTTCTTGCATTTCTTCATTTAACTGTGCTAAAGGAGAAACCTCAGAACGAGATGCTAAAAGTGTTTCAAGAGGGGAGGGTTCTTTTACTACTTCTTCAGCAGAAGCTGTTTGTATAGGACGGCGTTTTAATTTCTTTGTTACTACATTATCTCCTCTTAAGCTTCCGCTTTCTATATTACCTCTTTCTGTATCGCTTTTAAAAGGAATAATTGTTCCATCCTTTTTTATGTAAACACCTTCTCCATTTACTTTACCTACTCCCCATATATCAACGAGGGCTGGTATCCCTTGATTTAATGCATCAAGTCCTTTAACTATAGTAGGGGTAAGAAATTGTTTTGCTTTATCCATCCAACTCCCTTCTTTAGGAGGGTCTATAAATCCTTTAGATTTTGTAACATCTGTAAGACCAAATTCCTTTAAGGCAGTAGCTGGATTTGATAGAACAGCATCTACTATACCTTCTCTATACTCTTTACTATCTACTTGCTCAGCTTCTGGGGTCAACTCTATTTCTTTATTTATTGCTTCATTTAATCTATCTTGTGTAAGTTTTGTGGCATGTCCGAACATGGCTCCAAATACATCTTGGTCTCCTGCATATGAATCACGGAGAGTTTGTAACATACTAGAACCATACTTATCTATAGCTCTATCATAATCTACATCTGCACTAAATAACTCTTGTGTAACTGGATCACGCCGACCACCGGGATAGTTTGCTATGTGTTGAGTCATATAAGCTATTCTAGCTCCTGCATCTTGTTCAGCGGTTTCTTCTCCAGCGTCTTCTAACCAAGGTAATCCTTTAACAGGCTTCCCTGTTTCTAAAGCTGACTTGGTAATTCCTGAATAGGAAAGATTAGGTCTTTGAAGCTTGGACTTAGGCACCTCCGGCACCACCTTTTGCAGCTTAGGGAGTACTCTATGCAATGGAACAGGAGCAAGGTTAGACTCAGAAGAAGAATCTGTATAAGTAGGTGCAGCATAAGTATCAGAAGCAAAAGAATATGTAGGATCAGATATCGCAGGATCTCCTCCTCCTATATCCCAACTGGGATAATCATCAACATAGTAAGCAGGAATACCGTCTACCTTCTTGCCACTCCCACCCATATCTTTGAGTACTCTCTCTTCTTGTGGGTTGGCCCAGACAAGTCTGTGTGGTTGTCCGTTTATATTTATAGAATCATTTAGTCCTGATAACCCTCTGGGCATTGTTTGTCCTCCTGTAGCTGCCTCTCTATATTTACGATTACCCCAGCTCATATTTTTTTTCTCATCTCGTATATTCTTTTCTAACTCTTGCGTTTCTTTAGCGTATTGATTATTTATTATTTCTAGTTCATCTACGAATTCCCTTATAAGTTCTTCTCCTGCATCTTCTGGTAATTCACCTGTAGCAATAGAATCCCATGTATCTGCCAGCTGATTAAGTAATGGATCCGTAGCTACTTCATGTCTCTTATTAATATCCTTTTGTATCTTTTCCCCAAAAGTTACAAATCCAAATTGATTTATTCCTCCCTGTGTAGGAGGTAGTTGTAACATACCTTCAGGAAGAGTTATACCTTGTTCTACATTACGTCTACTATTATACTTTGGAAAATAAGAATCATATTCACCTCTTACTGGTCTACCTCCTCCTTGAGGGGATATACCCATTACTCTTCCAACTTCTTGTTCTTTAGGTGAAAGCAGATGGAAAGGTACTCCCTCTTTAAGTCTTTCCATAACTCTATCTTCTGTCTCTATATCAATGTGTCCTGCTTGTTCCGGTGTATAAAAAGGAGGCTTATTAGTAGGTGGAAGTAAACTTTCTACTTTTGGGCCTATAGGTTTTAGTCCTATTCCTACTGGTGTGATAGTAGCAGGTTCATCGTCTGTTCTTTCATTGTAGTCAGCTCCAGCATATGCATCAGTATAACCACCTATAAACTCACCTGTATTTCCTATATCTCCACCACTTACTCTTTTTATAACAGGAAGTTCAATATTGGAAAGACCACCCCCACCTTGCATGGAGATAGTAATATGAACTGGTTTTGGCACCAGCTTATCCATTGCTATTTTAGCAGCCATATCATAAAGTTTTGATTTGTACATAATAATTCCTCTCTTAACCCCTACTCTATTATATCATAATATAAACCGTTTCCCAAATTAAAATGTCCAGTACGTCTTTTTAGCTTCGGAAGGTTCATCTTCAAATTCTGGATCATCGGGATGGGTTAGGTGCCAAGACTCCTTTAGGTAGTGTACAGCCATTGTCAGAGCATCCACTTGGTCATCGTGAGCCGCATTGGGAAACCTGATCAGTTCTTCTATGAGATCCTCAGACCACTTCTTACCTTTCGGTATCCATAACCTCCCTGCTTCCATGATAGGAGAGGCCGCATAAACTCTGGATACCTTATCTCTATCAGGATTGTATTCCATTACTGGTAGTCCTGCTCTTCGCATGTCTTGGATCAAGGATTGTCCTGATGCTTTCTTCTCTATCATACATACATCTGGTCTGTGTTCGTTATATAACTTCTGTGCTATCTTCCGTAGTTCTGGGTATTCAAACCGTCCCTTTATATTTCCCAGAAGGATTAACTGGGACGCATAACCTTCCCTTCCCACTTCATCATGATCATATAAATGAAAGATACCCCATGTCTGTATAACACTATAATCTGCTGTGGTACGAGTAGAGAAGGCCGTATCATATGTTTGTATAACAAAATCACAGGAAGGGGGTTCTTCCGGTTCCCATGACTGTAACCATTTCTTTTTTATTAATCCGCCTTCTTCAGGAGTAGGGTTTTGCATATAGAGAGAGTTCCAGTAGCGGCTACCGTTACTTGCCTTAATCTCATTCTCATCTATCTGGAGTACTTCCTTTGGTTTCCATTCGGGGAAGTAACTGCTACCTACAGGTAAGTTAAGTAAGTCTGCCGCATCTTCATCCAACCATGCAGGGATTTTAATAACATCCCACGGGATTGTCTTGTATTCGGACATATCTTCTTCTTGTTTTAGAAGCCATCCACACAGATCATCGTAATGGAATCTGGTGTTTATTATGACAATAGATCCATTCGGCATGATACGTGTTCTCAATCCTGCTGGATACCATTCTTTTATATACCTTCTACCTGCATCGGAGAAGGCATCTTCTTCAGACATCACATCATCGAGGATAGCTACATGCGCTCCCCGACCTGCTATCTGTGATCTGACACCAGCAGCATAGTAAGTACCGCCTTGGTTTGTCTTCCACTTCCCTGCTGCACGGACATCACTCTTTAATTGTACTCCCCTGAATACTTTCTGGAAATCTTCTGTGTTGACGACATCCCTCACGGACCTGCCAAAGTCAGAAGACAACTGATCACTATGTGATACTGTTAGTATTTCATGCTGGGGATTCCTCCCTATATACCAAGCAGGGAAAAGCTTACAGAATCACATAGTGATCAGT